AGTCTCCAAGAATTACTTGGTCATATCAAAGCAAAAAGATTTACAGATATGAGAAAATGGGTTGCAACTAATATCGATAACGACCCAGTAAAATTATTTAGAAAGATTTACGATACACTTTATGATGTATTAGAACCACAGAGTATACCACAGGCTGTAATTATCATTGCAGATTATAGTTATAAGTCTGCATTTGTAGTTGACCAAGAAGTGAATATCGTTGCATGTTTAACTGAGTTAATGATGGAGTGTCGATGGAAATAATATCTTTTATACTTTTTGCACTTGTGTTTTTTGGAGTATATACATGGGGAGAGGCTAATGGTGTTAGAAAAGGTGCAGATGAAATGTATACACACCTTTATAATCAAGGTGTCAGAAAAAACGACCATGTTATTGTTAAGTTAGAATATGAAGACAGAAGTTCAACTCAAGAGTTCTGATTTTTTTATCCAAAAAAATTGTGGAATAGACCATGAGTTTATTACTGATTGGTGTATAGAACATGAAAACCATCCATACTTTGCACATGATGAGGATGGAACTGCAACACCAAATCAATTTAGTGATAATCTTCGTGCATATGTTCGTGCATCTAAAGATGGTGATGCAGATGAAAGTATGGAACATATGCATCAATTTGAATTGGATACAAAGATAACTCAAGAATTTTATACTTACAATCCATTCACATTTGGATTAAGACCTTTTGCAGATATCTATTGGAAACTAAATCGTTTCTTTTATAGTAATCCACAGGTAAGAAAGGCAAATGAATCATACTATATACATGGATGGTTTAATGTGTATACAAAAAAAGAAGGTGATAAAGGATACGACCACATACCATTTCACAAACACATTGAAGTTATGCATCCACATATTTACCATGGATTCTATTGTGCAAATGTAGAACCATCTACAACAACTTATAGAATAGGGCCAGAACAACCAGAGAGTGAGTGGGTGGTACATCAAGACTATGATGATATGTTGATATACTCTGCAAGTGGATTCGAACATGCATCGTCTCCTTGGATGGAAGATAAACCAAGGGTGACTATTGCATTTGATATATTTCCAGAGTCAATTTACTTTGGAGAACAAGATACAGATTATGACTGGAGTTTAGATGGTAGGATGTATCAAGCTATACCATTCCCAGATTTATGGACAGAAGATAGATGATTGATTTTAAACAATATGCAAACGAAGATGGTCTTCCTATCATAGACAATATAACCTTTGACAAGTTAACAGAACAATATGGGAGAGAAGAGTTTAGACAACAACTTGCAGATTATCTAGAAGAGGTTAGACCACCATTTCCACTCAAAGAAATATCTTATGAAAGAATGAGAGAGATATTTCTAAAGTTAAAGAATACCGATGTTTGGAAATACATTACACCAAATGAATCTTTAGATAGAGAAGTCATAGAGAAGTATGATGATTACAAATATCCATATTCAGAATATGGACTTGGATTAATTGATTGTCCATCTGTATTTAATGATGTATCAGATTATTTTCATCAAGACCTAAGACTTGCATGTGACAGTTATGGTCATCGTTCACCTTTAAATCATTTTGCATACTCATCTGCAAAAGAAATGAAAGCAGCTCTGGGTGCAATCTGGAGAGGTGTGAATGATGTAAAAAAAGTTACAGTAAAAGATACCGATGGAAATGAAATAGAAAAACTTGTAGGTGGTCAACTTAAACAAGAAACATATAGAATGGCATTTAGATTAGGAGCCTATATTGCAACACAATTTAAACCAGTAGTTGCAAAGGCAATCTATGACATGACAGATGCAAGAACTGTTCTTGATACTTCATGTGGATGGGGAGATAGACTAGCAGGATTCTACACTTCTAATGCAGAAGAGTATTATGGTTGTGACCCAAATCCAAATACTTTCCAGAGATATAAAAAACAATGTATTGAATATGAAAAGATTTTAACTGGTAATGAACCTTACATGTATTTTGAAGATGATAAATTTATATCTGAGGGAACTAAAAAAGTTGTGATTCATAGATGTGGTGCAGAAGATTTAGATTATGATTCACTTCCACCAATTGATTGTGCATTTACTTCACCACCATATTTTTCTACAGAAGAATATAATAAGGGTGGAGAGAACGAAGAAGACCAATCATGGTTTAAGTTTAATGAATATGAAAAGTGGAGAGACGATTTCTTCTTACCAGTAAGTCAAAAAACTTTTGATGCATTGTCACCTAATGGTCACATGTTATTAAATATCATGAACCCTAAAATTAAAAATAAAATGTATCCAAGTTGTGATGAAGTAGTTGATATGTTAAGAGATTCTTTTAAAGGACAAGTTGGAATGAGAATTATGCAAAGACCACAATCTGCATCTTCGTTTTTAGACAAGTGGACAGATGTAAAAGGTGATGGTGATGAAGAACAATTAAGTACCAAACAAGGTATCGATAGAACTGCAATGAAAGATTTTATGCAAAAGTACTACATGGAAAATGTATGGTACTTTGCAAAAGGAGACTTAGACCTATTCAGACATTCTAGAACTGGAAGTTTAAGTAGTTTTTTTGAATAAATGTGATATAATTATATTATGAACCCATTTGATTTTGTAACTGCAATAACTTATACCAAGAAAGATATCATGGTAGATGATGTTGCAGAAAAGTCATATGCACCATTCTTGACTAATAAGTCTTTATCTTATCATCAAGACTGCATCATGTATGTTAATGAAATGAACTCTAGAAAACACCTAGATTCTAGTCTTCAATTCCATTATTTCCTAAATACTTTAAGAAAAAGAAAAAGGTTTGCTAAATGGAGTAAACCTAGAGTATTGGAAGATATGAAAGTCATCCAAGCTTATTATGACTGTTCTATGAGTAAAGCAGAAGAATACTATAAGATTCTTACTGCAAAGGAAATAGGAATTATGAAAGATAGAATGAAAAAAGGTGGGAGAAGGTAATGAGTTACGACCTCTCCAACATGGTAGAGGTAGAGTTAAAACAACAGGATGATTTTCTAAAAGTCAAAGAAACACTAACTCGTATCGGAGTTGCATCTCGTAAGGAAAAAATACTTTACCAATCTTGCCATATATTACATAAACGAGGTAGATATTACCTTGTACATTTTAAAGAATTGTTTTTACTTGATGGTAAAGATAGTTCTCTTATTGAATCTGATATTGGTAGAAGGAATGCTATTGCAAAACTTTTAGAAGAATGGGGATTACTCAAAGTTATATCTAACAATCATCAAGACCCAATTGCACCAATGTCCCAGATAAAAGTTCTTCCACATAGGGAAAAGAATGAATGGAACTTAGTTCCAAAGTACAACATTGGAGTAGTTAACAAGTAATGTTTAGAATAATATTAACACTATTCAGAATCCTTCTGAAAATACCATATGTCAAAAATCATCCAAAAGTTCTAAAACTAGATAAGTGGTTAGAGAAAAAGATAGGTATTGATATTATCAAACAAGAAAAGAAATGGTTTGAGAAACATCCACTTTTAGAAGAGCGTATAAAAGCACTAGAAGAAGACCTAGACGATTTATATAAGAAAGTTAATTCTAAGTAATTTTTTTGACAACTTTATTAAGTCTACCAGATTTCATTAATGAATGAAACTTTTTCCATATTGACCTATTATCTGTAGGGTCACTCAATAAAAGATACCATCCAACGATTCCAAATGGTAAAGACAATAATATAAGTACATTAATTATATTCATACATATATTTAGTCACATAATTGTCACAATTCTGTAACAATTTAGACACATTTCAATTATTATAAATACAGATACTATGCCAGTTAAATATAAACCAACTCAATCAGTAGTGCAAAGAGGTAGCAAAAAAGTTACCACTACTCACTACTATATGAAAACTCAATCAATAAATGAGTTGTTAACATGTTATAATAATGATAACACAAAACCAAAACTCAGACAAAAAGTAAAGAATGAGTTGATTAGACGACAGAAGTTGGGACTAGTTAATATAGTAACTAGGAATGAAGCTGGTGAAGTATCTGAGTTCAAATAGGGAGTATTATAAATGGATATCAATTTCATTAAAGAATACATTAAAGGGAGACTAGGGGAGTTATCATCTTTGGATGGTGCTGTCATAGTCGGAATATCATTAGGAGCAATATTACTTGCACCAATAGTCAAGTATCTTGCTTGGGCAGGACTGGTCTATGGAGCCTATCGCATATTCAAAGCCGACAGTTAACATTGAGTTAACTGACTCTGCAATCTTACAATTAGTTAAGAAAACAGAGGAACGAGGTTTTTCTGAAATCAGATTAGGTATCACTGGTGGTGGTTGCAATGGGTATGAATACATATTCGATTTCAATACCACCAATGAACCTTCTGACCAAGTAATGGATTTTGGTAAATTCTCTATTCACATCGATAATAACTCTAGACCTTTTTTAGATAATTTAGTTTTAGACTTTACAAAAACTGGATTAGGTGAAGAGTTCATATTTAACAATCCAAATGTCACTGCATCATGTGGGTGTGGTGTTTCTATGACTTTTAACCCAGTTTAAGACCTCTCCAGTTATAAATAGTTGTATAATTGGAGAATGACATGGAAGACATATTAGTGTTGATAGGTGAAGTCGGTTTACCTATCGGTGGTGCATTAGCTTCTGGATTCTTTATCTTCTTAGTAATGAAACAACTTTTGCAAGGTGTAGTCGATAATATTGATACCTTGATGAACTTTACTAAGGCCCTAGAAAACAGAGCAAGAACCATGAACAATGAATTGATTAAAATTGATATGTTGGTATCAAGTGCATTAGAACTGAGACCAGATATCGAGAGAGTTGCAAGAGCAGAAAACTATGTTGAAGATGGGAAGATAGATTCTAGGAGAGACTAATGGAAGTTACTCAATCTGAATTTACTATCGTCCAAGTACTTGCAGAGTTTGGATTTGCAATTACGGCTGTAATAGGTTTAGCATATTTTATCTATTACATTTGGAACTTTATCTCAAAAGAGGTAGACCCAAAAGTAGAGGAGATGCATATACAATTAATAAGAGTCATAGACCAAGTGCGAATGTTAGACCAAGACCTAATCAGACTCCAAGAAAAAGTAAATGTCGTTTTAGAATATCGTGAAAGACAAAAGATTATAGACGACCAAAATAATATATTGGCACTGGAAGAACAGAATGAAAGAGAGAAAGAAGATTTTTACAAGAGATAACTTTGAAGTAGGTATTTTAGTTACCTTCTTTTTAGTATCTATAATTGCATTAACACCAAATGTAAATGCAGACGAAATAAAGTTTGGTTTTAAAAATCCAAGCTTTAGTGGAATAGGAACTGGAGCGCATTATCTTACAATTGAGAACCAAGAGTTCTCGCGTAAAAAAGAGATAGAGGATGCTCTAGAGGCAGCTAGAAAAGCTGCAGAAAGAGAAGCAGATAATACAACGCTTGCAAAATTTATTAGAAACCTAGAGAGCAGAATTTATGCTCAGATGGCAAAAAATTTAGTTGAGTCTATGTTTTCAAATGACAACCCAGTAAGGTTTGGTTCATTTGTGCTAGAAGGTTCAACAATAACATACGAAGTTATTACAAACGAAGATGGAACTGAGTTTATTAGAATGACTATCGTAGATGAAGAAGGTTCAACAACAGTAATAGAAATACCAATCGGTACTGGAAACTTTGGAAGTAGTGGTTCTAGTGACGATGGTGGTGGAGATAGTTAATGAAATGGTTTCTCGTATTAACCCTTTCTTTACTAACAGGTTGTGCATCATTCCCACAATGGAGTGAAAATCCACAAGACTGTAGTAGATGGAACGAGGGTTTCTCTAAAGATTTATATACAGGTGTTAAGAAACAACTGTCAAGGAAATACATTTGTGTAGAACATCCTACAGTTGTAAAACTACCAGCATACTTAGAATTATTAAATCTTCCACCAGCAGAAGAAAAACCAATTGTTGCAGTATATTCATTTACTGATTTAACAGGACAAAGAAAACAACTCGACCAATATGCATCATTTTCTACTGCTGTAACTCAAGGTGGTAATGCAATGTTAATAGATGCATTGAAGAGTGCTGGTGGTGGAACATGGTTTAGAGTTGTAGAAAGAAATGGACTAGACCATCTAGTTCGTGAAAGACAAATCATTCGTTCTGCTCGTCAAGAATGGGCAGAAGCACAGGGTGAAGAATCCAATGGTATTGCACCACTTCTATTCGCAGGTATGATAATAGAAGGTGGAATCATTGGTTATGATACTAATCTGAAAACTGGTGGACGCGGTGCCAGAACACTAGGCATAGGATTTAGTAAACAGTATCGTCAAGATGCTATCACAGTTTCTATTAGAGCTGTTTCAGTTCTAACAGGTGAAGTATTATTGAATGTCCAAAGTCGTAAAACCATATTAAGTTATGGTT